CTCTGGCGTGGTGTCATCAAACAACAAATGAGGCACCGCGTTTTCATAGTTTAAGCCCGCCGGTGCTGTGGCGTCATAGCCAGAAGGCGGGACAGGTAAAAGAATCTCACTCACAGTTTATTCCTCAAGGCAGTTTTAAGTTGGGCAGCAGTCCGATTCCCTAGTCCAGCAGCACTTCTTAAAATATTGATTTCATCAAGCATGATCAGTGCAAATGCTTTATCAAACCCAGACACACTCAGCCGGTCTGCTATGCTGTCGTTTTCCGCTTCTAGCTCAGCCGCATCTACAGCATCCCTATCCACTTGAGACATCAGAGAAACAACGTCACCGGTTAGTTCCCAGTACTTAGATTCGTACCCAACAACTGCGGCCATATCGGGATCAATAATCCAGTCAACTACGTCATAATCTGGCGTGTTGACCGATGTTTTGTATAGCTTAGTTGCTCTGTTTAATACGTTCGCCATTATAAACGTCCTTAATTAATTGTTGGGTCTTGAGGAGCAACCGTCATGCCAGTGATAAAGCCGCGAGTGTTACGCTGCACATTAAACTGGTAATTAGGTCTTTCCACCGGTGGTGGTGTCTTCATCGCTGTGACCAGTTTCTCTAACGGTCTCATGTCAACGGTGCCGCCCTTGAAGTTCGCAAGCGCTTCTGTGAGCTGGTTCAACGCTGTCGCTATCGCAACGCTTTGATCCTGGACAGACTGTTGCTGTGCCTCAGTGATCGCTCTCAGCTGATTCAGTACGTCCTCAAGACCCTCAATCATCAGAGGCTGATCATCAGGTGCCTCAATAGATGCGCCGCCATCCAGCAGCTTCGTTAGTTCTTTTATCGATAGTTTACGTGGCACTTATAAACACCTCACTAATTGTTCAACGACATTCCGTCGCTGCATGGTCGCATCGAACACCTTTTGAGCAGGCTGGGTAATGGTAACAGTTCCTTGAGTACCTTCCACCTCAACCTCTTCACTGATCGTTGCGTCGCCAAAATCTTGCTTGGCACTGAGTGCAGGCGTTTGACTCAGCGTCTCTTCACTCAGTCGAGCCATCTCACCGGTTTGTGGGCCTTCCACTGTAAAGCCGAACCGGTCAAATGCCTCTTGAACACCAATGTTTTGTTCTTTTGCAAACACCACCATGCGAGCAGCAACGAAGTCTGACATAACCTTCGCGTGCTGCGGGAGCACTTCACCGGAATCAATCAGCTGTCCTTTCACGGTGTCAACAATTTGCTGCGCTTCGACATACTGGCTGACGTTCTCATTGGCCACGTTAGCCGCGTAAGCCATGTGATCAGCGAATGCTCTCTCAGCGTTCTCTTGCTGGAAGGGGCTGTTAACTTCTTCACTCAGGCTCATGCCTTCACGCAGTGCATCAAAGTGCTCTGTGCCGGTCATGTCAGCCGCGACATCTGCGATCGGTATCACGATGTCAGTTTTCAGTGCCTCAGACTCACCCAACTTCTCACTCAGCAGGGTCAGTGCTGGATCCGCATTGATCTCCTCGTCTGTCTTACCCTGAAGGTAGAGCGTGGTGAGATCCGCATCGATAAACAAATGGGTATTTTTATCTTTGTCTGCTTTTTGAACAAAGTCACGGAAGGTGTCCACACTGTGTTCTTTCAGTTTTGCGTCAGCGGTTGATTCGTTAATCGCGTTTATTTGAGCCTGCTCGTTCTGGGCAAGCTGTGCTTTCGCTTGCTTGTTTTGATAAACCTGGATCAAAGTACCCGGCGCACCAAATGCTACCGCTGCCTGTGTTCCTTTCTCAAAAGACTCAGCGACTCGATCCCACATTTGTTCATCGAATAAAAGGTCTACTAAGTCCCCTGGTGAGGCATCGTCAAACGAGCTCTCATCCATTATTTTCGCAATTTCACCGGTAAAGATGGTGACAAATTCCTGTGCGCCCTCGGTGAATCCTTCCGCAGCTACTGCTGCCGCATAACCAGCCGCTATCCGACCGAAAACTGCTCGACCGGATTCTGTCAATAATGCGTTCTTAACCCGGCTGCGAATAGCAAACCGGACAGCAGGGCTGACGGTGCGACCAAAGCCGAATAACAGCGACGCTGACTCAAGTCCCGCGTTGACTATGCCAACAGCAAGCGCCCCCTGGTTGGCCAGTTGCTCATCGAGCACATTTCCCTGGTCATCAGTCATTCCAATAAATTCAGAACGAGCAAGGCCACCCTCCAAAGTGAACGCCTTGAGTGCTACGCCAAACTGAGCACCCATTTTAGCGCCGGGTACGCCTGTTGCGACATAAGTGGCAAGAGCACCAGCAGGGCCAGTAGTGAATAGTGCTGCTGCCGTAGGAACACCGCCCGTGACAACTGAGCCTACAGCGGCCCCTTGAAGCGCCCCGCCGCCTATTTCAAACAGGATGGGAAGCTGCTCCGCAGCGGTTAATGGGATTTCAGTAAGATAGTTTAAGTCCGTGCTGAGGAGTTCTTTGCTTTGAGTCTCGGTTAACTCGGTCAGACGAGCAAGGTCTTCAGGTGACGCTGGCTCTGAGCCAAACAATCCCGCCATCATCTGCTTCGTATGAATATCAGCTATCTCAACATTAGCAGCACCGCGATGGTAAGAAGTGCCAATGTCCGTGAGATAATCATTACCGCTGTCGATGTCTTCATCAAGACGGTTTTTAAAATCTTTGTTTAAGTTATCAAAAGCACTTTCAATTTTCTGAAGGGTAGGGATATCGTCGTGCGCTATGGCCGCATTTTCATACTGGCTCAAGTGCTCGTATGTCACCGGGTTCTTCTGGGACATGTTGTAGAAATCAATACTGTCTAACTGTTGAGTGCGCTCGACCGCTTCAGGGTCCGCTTCAACAGCGGCAGGGGGCATCCCTGATTGCTCTGACAAGAGCTTTGTCTTAACAAACTGCTCAGGGTTCACCTTCATCGCTTCGTTGAGCGTAGGGCGTAGTTGCTGAGACTGTTCGACTTGTGCGAGGTTTAGCTCACCGACGGTTTCATCGTCAACAGCAGGAGCACCGGTTGCAGTGACTGCATCCCAGTTAACATTATCAATATTAAAGGCCACTGTTATACGCCCTCAAGATGGTCTCAGCCGTTATCGGTATGTCGTGCTCGATCAGTCCCTTACGAATAGTAGCGATCTGCTTCTTAACCGCACTGCTTCCACCGAGTGTAGTCGCCACAGTGTTCATCGCCATGAGCTCAGCGACGGGAGTGTTTCTGGCGGTGAGTGTTTTATCAAACATCAAGAAGTTATTCTCGAGAACAAACTTGCTCGTGGTGGAGTTAACCAGGGTGGCCAGCTCTGACTGAGTTAGCTTCGCTTTCTTAGACTCTTCTGCGGCAAAAACAGCATCCTGCATGGCTTCATAAAACTCATCGACCTTCTTGCCTTCCTTCTTGCCAAACAGTGTTTCAGCAGCTCGCTGCATAGTCTGGTGCTTACTGCGCAGGAACGTGTTGTGCTTGCCTGATTTCGCGCCATCAATCGTCGTGCGAACTTTACCGAGGTCGGCAGGCGAGAGGTCATTAGTGTACTTGGTCCAATCCAGCGACGCTTGATCAGAGGGTGACATTGCTAAAATACGATTGAACACCGCTTGATTCGTAACAGTCTTTTTACCTGCTCGCAACTTGTCCTTCTGGGTTCTCGTTAAGTCGTCCCATTGCTCAGGGGCGACAGAGATGAATGCTTCCACTGAGACATTATCGTCGAAGACAGTCTGTTGAGCACTCTCCCAGGCGTCAGCCTTACGTTCTTTCTCAGCCTTAGCCTCCTGGTTGTACAGGCGAGTTATCTCCTGACGGGTAGACTTACGCAGCTCAGGATCAGCAATCTCCTCAGCGGCATCGAGCGCCTCTTGACGAGTAGCGTTTGCTCGCTTGATCGAGCTTGCGTTGTTGATGGCAGTAGTCGCATCACTCTGAGTTTTCTCAGCCTTTTGCTTTTTCACAAGTTCTGCCTGCAACTTCAAACGGTCTGGACCTTCCAGTCGGTTGTCCAGTTTGTCGAGTAATTCTTCCCCCGCAGCAGCGTTATTTGCTGTCGCAGCTGAAATAGCAGCAGAGGCAAAAGATGATCGGTAGGTCTCGAGACTTTCGTTCAATGCCTCACCGTCGAGCCCCTGCTTAGCACCGATATCGAGGATAGTCTGTTCACCGATGGATTCCTGCTCACGCAGGCCATCAGGATCGTTCCAGCTCACCACGGCGTTTTCAATGGTGTTTTCCACCGACGCCTTCATTGTGGCGACTTCCCAGGCATCGAGCCCTTTGGTGGCGTGTTGGCTAATGCTGGCATTCCCACGGGTAACATGCTGCTCTGCAACACGGTCAAACAACCGCTTGGAGTGCTGATTGGTCAGCCCTTCACTGAACTGCTTCTTCAGCTCACCCAGTGAATTGGTGGCATCCTCAGCACTGTCATAAGCAGTACGACCCTGAGTCTTGAAATAACCGGTGTCAGGATTGAAAAACATGTCATTTTTAGCACGTTCAAACTGCACCGCTGCTTCTTCAGCCTCAGTGGTAGCAATGCGCTCCTGCATTATGCCGACGCCCTTGCCTAGTGCAGACACCCCTTCACCGAGCTGACCTAAGTTACTGGCAGGGAGAGACTGAGCACGTGCGCCTTTTGTGATGTTAGTCTCAATTTTTTGGAGACCGTACTGCTCTACCTTCGGCATTACGCAAACCCTCTGAAGTCGTCAGCAGCTTTGAGCCCCTGAGTACCATTGAAGTTGCTCAAGGGTGACACTGACAGCTCAGTGATCGCAGCACTGTCTGCGGCAAACCACTTGTCAGCCACACCGGATCCTGCAAAAGTGCCAGCTGCTTTGAATAGCGAGCTCGTGAACGCGGCCTTGCCTGCGGACTTAGCAGCTTTACCCTGGTCTCGAGTGAGTTCAGCTTGTTGATCCAGCACGTTAGCTGCGTCCTGGAAGTTGCCGCGTATTCTGAGTGCATCAGCATTACCGACGATCTCGGTGTCTGTCTGAAGCAGCAGTGCGGACCCGCTGTTTACATCCACACCGTTCGCAGCAGCTTGAGTGCGTTGACGAGAGATCATGTGACGCACTTCATTGCGATGTCTAATCTCTTCCTCAGTGCCCTTGTTTCGAGTACGAATTGCTTCGTTCTCTGTCTGACGGGCGTTGTACTTCGCTACGCCGTTGTCGTAGTCACCCTGCTGTTTAGCAGCATAACCCTGCATAACAGTACCCATTGCCATAGCAGTGGCGGCGATCGTGGCTGGTTCACACATTACTTCTTCCTCAAGTAAAACGGGTGGAACAATTCTTCATTAATTCCGTATTCTACAGGACTTTCTATGGTGAAGCCTAAACCCTTCAACCACCGTATGCTTGCGTGGTTTTTAACGTGGACATAATTCGACAACAAGTTGCACTCGTGCAGCATGTCTTCGATCACGACAGGGGAGGACTTCACAAAAATCTTGCGGTGTTTGGTGATGTTATCGGTGCCGAGCATCCAGGGTGAGCCGACACGGGTAATCGTAGACTTGCCTGCGGTTAGACCGACAACGCAGGATGGTTCGTCGTATATCTCAACAACAGAAACAAGCTGAGACGCTCTAATGCTAAACGTCAGCGCCTCGTGAGCGGTATGCCCGTGAGATGCCATGACTTCATCCACGTCAGCCTGTCGCATGTTATCTGCGATGTGCTGCACCGCACTGGGGGTGACGTGAACAAATTTAACCGCCGAGCGAGACATCAGGGATCACCGAGAGAATCGCCATGGGGAGGGGAGCTCGCTGCTCAACGCGAACAGCACCACTCTTATCCCACATGGGATCAATGAAGACATCCTGCTTGAAAGACCGCAGTGAGATCGTGTCGTACCCGTCAGCATCGATACGTGGTTTTATTTCGTACATTCTACCCGTCGCACCGAAGTCATCAACCGGACCGACCCAACCACCACGTGATCGATCAACCTCAACAGTAACTTTACCGACTGAAATCTCACGAGGCTTCAGTGCCTCAGAAGGGATGTCGATATCCAGCATTTCAATGGCAGAAACGTAAGATAATCCGATATGCACACGTGATGCAGCAAGAGGCAGTGTGATAGAACCACCGACTACATTCAGATCCTCAATCTCATTACCGTCAGCTAATACTCCAATGGCCTCGCCTTCCAGATGCTCGAGACCTGCGATGCTAGTAACCGCCAGTCGTACAACACCGCCACTAATATAATTACTAAAAGTAGACCCATCGATATTAGCTCCCGTAAGGTAATCCGTTAATTCAAAAGTGTCTGTTGTCTTATTTGATACTTTGTACCGTTGACCGTTGACCTCAGTCATTCCAATCACATCATCGATGTCGATAAGGTCATCGTTAGAAAGTCCGTGCGCGATAACCTCTACGGCAACAGGGTCTGCACCACCGATGCTGGTTATAGCCAGTGGTGTATCCAGTGATAAGCCAGAATCCACAAAGAACGAGTCCTTCACGTTCGCCGTGTTTCGAGGCTCCATGCGCTCAATATATCGAACCGTATTGTTGCCGATGATCCGCTTAACAGTCAAGTACACGGCATCACGCCCGTCTTCACTAACGGTGGCCACAGATTCAACAACACCACCAAAGTCGTGTTGATGCCAGCCCCATACTTGGTGCTCACGTTGATAAGTTAATCCCAACACCTTGCCGTCGTCTCGAACACACCACAGCACCCCGAAAGGCTCAGCAGCAAACGTCATCTCTTCAATCGTATGACCTTCAAACAGGTGCTCAGACATCAGCGACAAGTCGTTACCGGTGTACTTGTCCGAACTAAACTCATACCCCAAGTCGCGAATACGAGTGCCCTTCTCCTGAAGGTATAACGCTGTGCTGTTGATCACCACGGGTGGTACCCAGGATGAACCATTGTATGACTGTGGTTTGAATCCAACCGTAGCCGGTGTCATCACTTTGTCCGTGCCTTCCGTCATGATCCACTCACCGCCGGAGGTCAGCAGGATCAACGAGTCAAGTGGCACCAAGTGACGTATTTCATTCACCTGTCGAGCAAACAATACCTGCGTGATCGAGTCATCATCCTTCGCGGGGGTGGACAGTCGATGTGAAAGCCGGTTAGCCGTCTGCGTAGCAAACAGTGTTTGTGGCTCGTTGTTAGTGTTAGCAAATACTTGTCGCTGCTGGTAGTAACTGTTTACCGCGGGCTTGTCGTCTACTGCCGTGAACGGCTGACGATCAGAGGGAGGAGCATCACTGGTAAGCGGTGCCTTGTTGAAATCCCTAAAGCTAGACTCATTACTGTCGCCAATCCACCCATAGACACCAGTGTCGTTCGACGGATCTTTATAGATACGGTAATGATCGGCACCAGTAACATCGCCCCAGTTCAACCTAACACCGAACGTGGTAGATAATGAAGGGCATCTAATGCTAGATTCTGCTGACGGCAGTGATTCAACACCGTCGGCATCAACAGCAGTTACAACGTATCGATATACTTTACGATAGGTTCCACCACCGCTGCCTTCATTGCTAACACCGCCGCCGCCCATCGTAACAGTACCGCCGCTGACATACGCCGTGAACGCGGTAGCGTCAACGCCCGTTAACTCGAACGTCTCTGTACCGGCGGTCTGGTCATACGCAGTGACAGCACCTACTTCGAACACCTCATCATTTATTTCAGTGGTGCCTACGACATCTGAGATAATTATCTCGTTGTTAGCGTTCACAGGTCTAGCAACAGGTAGCCAGATAAAACCGAGAACAGTGGGGGTGAATGAGATCGACACCGTGCAGGGGTTGCCCAGGGTGACACCAGTAATCGTGTAAGAGGCTGTGCCCGAGAAGAGAGGGAACGGAACACTTGGTGCGTAGTCGATCGCCGTGAGAGTCCACACATCGTGATCAGTTCGAGTCAGATCGTAAGGGTCATGACTGGGGTGAGTAATTGTCATCACGTCCGCTGACTGAGCGTATATGAGCCTCGGCAGCTGTTCAGTCGTGTAGGGAGTAGTCAGCTCAAACACGCGAGCCGAAGTACCGCCAGAAGTGTATGCGGTGTACGCTGTGCCGTCGATGCCGTCAAGGGTGTACGTGTCAGTGCCGGTGACGGTAAGCTGGTAATACTTGCCGTTGAGCTCAGTCATCCCACCGATGGCACCCAGGTTCGTGGTGTCGCCCGTGGTGTAACCGTGACCGACTGCTGTTATCTCAACAGGGTTAGCCTGAGTTGCGCCGGTGATGGCTACGGTGTCTTCTACCACCAGCCCACCGTCCTTGATCACGCGCATCTTCAGATCCTCGAAGACAAGCATGTAGGTTTGTTCAGTGTTAAAGCTAAAAGGGATTAGTCGAGCGCGGTCGCTATGGCTCATCTGCTCAGCGATATAGCGTGTGCCTGGACGGTTATAAACACCACCTTGAGGTCGCACGATGAAGTTCTCGCAAAGAGCAAGACCAGTAGCGTACTTAACTAGGTCGGCACGAGAGCGAAGTGCAGGTGCAATCTCACCTGACGTAAAACTGCGTTGAGTGATCTCGGGCACGGTCTAACTCCTTACTGTAATAAAATCACTCTGTGGTTGTTCTGAATACTGCTCGTTAGCGTCTTCAACTTCAGCAGTAGTAACGTGCTGTTGATACATGGCAATCGCCGCACTTCGTAACCCAGAGCTCTTGTCACCGCCGATGATAGGCTCAGCCAGCTCAGCCGCTAAGTACCACGAGAAAGCCATGACGAAAATAGGATCAAACAGGCTGGTGTCTTCCACACGAGCTCGATAATCAACGCGAAGGGCTGCTTCGTTCGCCAAGATCACCTTGACGCCATCAACGACAGCCACCTCGTACTTGATCTGACGATCCAGATCAGGACCGTACATGTCTTCAATGCGACGAGGCCTGTAGTTAGAGTCTGTCTGAGTGAACATCTCAACGTTAGGGATCAGTCTATTGATTCCCAGGCAGTCAGTCGGATACTGATACGTGTAAGACCAGTTGAACACATCACTCGTCAGCAGTGCCAGGGGCTCAATGTAGTGAGCAAACTGCCAGTTGTGAGCACGCAGCAAGAAGTCCCTGATTACAGGATACTTCAACGAGCACTGCTGTGCCTGAAGACTTGATTCAGTCAGTGAGTTGATACTACCTGCACGGATGTTAGACAGTGCAAGGTTGCATATATCAACGACGGAAGTCACTTAAAGTGTCTCAACGTTGGTCTTTGGTGGCTCGACAAAAGTTACAGCATCTATTTCTTTTTTGTCAAAAACTTGTTTATTAGCCACGGCTTCAACCGTGTCCATATCTTGCGCCATGCGAGCTTGTTCTTCAGAAAGTGTTTCATCTTTCATTCTCTTTAGTGCTGAGGGAACCTGTTCCTTCTTCTTCACCGAAGGGAAAGGCGTGTCACGGTATAACATGGGGCGCTTGCCTTCAGGATCATACAATTTACCACCCTGAAAACATGGGCTTAATACTTTATAAACGGGCATTTGTGTCTCCTAAATAAAGAAAAGAGGGTGACCGAAGCCACCCCCTCTCACTTAAGCGCCTGTAACGTTAGACTGGTTACCCATAGTAATACCGGCAGTGATCTTGCCCGTACTAGGGGCAGTGCCTGCTACGACATACTCGATGCCGAGATAACGTCCGGTAATATCTTCAGGAAGACAGTCAATGCTGATCTGCTTACCAGCCACCAAGTCTGCTAACAAAATAGTTTGTGTAACAATCTTAGTACCCAGGGCAGTCGTTGCACCGGTAGAGATGCTGATCGCCAATGACGTCAGGTTATTAAAGTCCGCAGTAACTTGGACCAGGACAGGAACCTTAGCGCCTTTACCTACGTCACGAGTGAACGCAGCTGCACCACCGTAAGGTGTTCCCGCTGCGCCTAAGTCAATGACATTGGTAGAGTCGGCTGTGGCAGTAATTGCCTGATCGTCCGAAAACAATGCTTGTGCTGAAAAAATCATAATTAAATCCTCTAAAAGTCAAACAGCTGGGTGGCCTGAACTAGCACCACCCAGTTGAATTAAACTACACGCTCTTCGCTGTTAAGCAGTGAGTCAGTTTCACGAATAGGAATACCGCGATAAGTCATTACTTCCTTACCTTCGATTTCCATAGGCTTCAGACGAACAAAGCTGTCAGAGGCTCCGGCATTAGTTGCCAGTGCGTCTAGTGCTTCGAGCACGTCACGGTTACAGTAGATCGCCATATTGCCACCGGCAACACGACGCGTTTGCAACTTGTAGTAAGCCTTACGCAAGAAGTCATACAGAGCAACACTACCAGCTTGCATGAGACTCACGTCAACGTTCGCAACGCGAGAGACATAGCGCCAGTCTTTAACCGCTAAACCAACATGCCAAGTGAATTTCTCCTCTTTGGCGTAGTAAGGGTTGTTGCTGCCATCGAGCACACGTTGACGACCCATGTCTTCGCGTTGAACGCCTGCCATCGTACCTTTTGGATACAACAGCTGACATTGATTATCGCCCCAGGTTACGAACCAGATCGACGTATTGTCGGATCCAGTACCACCGGCATCGATGATCTGATTGCCGTTTGGTGCGCTCAAGTCATTAAAGCGTGGAGTCAGACCCATGAACTCTTCAGGATCAGAAGCCGTGTTACCGTAGAACAGTTTGGTCGAAACTTCCTGGTTCATTGCTTCCAGGTAGCTCATCGCTTCACTCAGGCGTACTGCGCCTTCATTAGTCGAAAGACCCAACAGACGCTCATCAATAGTGCTTAAGCCTTCAACGAAACCAGTGGTGTCTTCAACTTGAGCCTTGCCAGATTTACTCTGAGCAATACCCTGGTACAGACGACCCCAGGCAACAGATGGTAGACCTGTGCGAACGGTGTGCAGGTGAGTTGTGCCCTTGTTACATTCGACAGCAATAGCGTCGTCAAGAACAGGGTTCATTTCAGCAAGCATTTCGATAACTTCAATAAATTGACCGTTACCGTCTTGCAATTTGTATACGTCGATTAGATCGACAAAAGTGGCACCGAGAGTAGCCATAATAGTATTACCTCATTAAACGGGTGGGTATAAAACAGACAGTCGATCCTTTGGTGTTGTAGGAGGGGTTCCCCCACCGGGGTTGTCCTCTTTCATCAAAGCGCCGACGTTACGCATAGCGCGAATCATCTCAGGATGATTACCTATACCTGTCTCTTGTAGTAGTGCGTTGAGTGCTGGCGTTCCAATTTTCTCTAACGCTGATTGCGCAAGTGCGACAGTTTCGTCGAACTTCTCACCACCCATTTCTGGGTCAGCCTTAGATTGGTCGTGCCAGTCTTGCTTGAGCTGTTCGTATGCACCCGCTTGCTCCTCAAGTGTTTGCTGCACTAACCCAGCCGCGATATCAACGTACTTCTGCGCTTGTTCTTGGTTAAGGCCATCGGCTTTAAAAAGCTCGGTAGCACTCGCCATAGACTCCGCTTGAAGTTCCATCTCTTCCGGTAGGGTGAAATCAGCAAACGACCCAGGGGCAATGTCGCCTTCGGAACCGCTTTCTTCTGCCGGGGACTCCTCACCCGCAGCAGTAGAACTGTCATCAGCAGGCGTATCACCCGCTGGTGGTGTGTTTGTATCAGCAGGCGTATCAGCCGCTGGTGTTGCAGCAGGGGCGTCGCCCGTTGCTGGTGTTGCTACTACTTCTTCTTCAGGTGGCATTTGTCCAGTTCTCCGTTATCATTAGCGCAAATTTATCAGGTGCTGCTTCTTTCAATTTATCAACGAGCTCCACGGCATAACCGCGTCTCCCGCTGAAGTAAGCATTCAAATGGTCGTCTCGATCAAAAACTTCATTGAAATAGCCCATGTCATTTATCATGCCAAATATCATTCGGCGAGCATTCGCGTTCGATAATACCTCAGTGATCTCGGCTATTTCAATGTTTTCTGCATTTTCCGTGCCAACTTTGCCTTCATCACCGGGGATCATGCTGCACCCGCGCCTTGCATCAAGGTGTCGATAGTGCCGCCTTCTGTCATGTCCACATCAGATACGGTTCTGGCAGTGTCGGCCATCTGTTGACCCTGCTCCATCGCCGCTTGTTGTGCTGCTGCCTGCTGCTCTGCTGCAATGATCTGTTCAACTTCGTCATCGCTACGCACTACAGAAGGGTTCACACCCAATGCTTCAGCGTACTCATCGATCGCCTGAGCTTCATTAATCTTGTGGCGAGCGTTCGGCCATACTGCGGCCATGTTGCCAGCAAACGCGGTCAGCTGATCGATAGCACCGACAGCAACCATACGTTGCGCTTGTGCCAATACAGACACGTACTCCACCTTGAGCTCACTGTTTTGCAGTGCTTCTGGGGGTGCAGGCAATACGCCGTTCGCTTGTAGGATGTCGAAGGTGCGGTCAATCAATGGATCCAGCAACTCGGTGTGAAGTCGTTCAAGCACCGGTCCCAGCATCAATAGTTTCTCTTCGTGCTTCTCAGCCACCTCGCGAGCGGTGATCTGCTTGCGGTCGCTGTTGGCCAGCATCAGGAACAGATCCTCATAGAATGCGCGCGATATACGCTGCTCTACTCGGTTGTTGATGCCTTCGATCGAGTTAAGGTCTGGGCGATCATCATAAATCGACCGTAGTCCTGTCTGATCAGTCGTGGCAATCTTGTCACCAGCTCGAAGGTTCTTGGCTTTGCGGATTAGCGCGGCTGGGCCTTGTAGGGGTGGATCAACAACACGATCCAACGCCTGATACAGTCGGCGCTCACCGAGCTGTAATGTCTTAGTGTCACCCAGGCCTGTCATGCCTGGACAGTCTGTTGCGTAGATATCTTCACCGGTAACTTCCCAGCGAGGAGCCAGGATTGGAAAGGTATCAAAGCCGGACTGACGCAAAAATTGGTTGCTCTTCAGCGTGCTCGAGCCCACTTCATAGTAGACAGAGCGGTATTTCTTGTCCTTCGCCATAGGACTAATGTGGTCACGGTCGTCATTCGGTTCGATCAAGTGGACAATCTTCACAGCAGCTTCAGTGTTGCCCTTGTTCCATTGATCTTCCACGTGAGTACTACAGTTTTCAATACCGAACTCTTTCACGGTCTGACCGACGGTGTACTCATACTCGCGGTAGAACGTGTCCACCACGCTCATACCATTCATGCCGAGCATGTAGCTGCCCACCGTATAAGGGCGGCAACGGATCACACTGTCGAAGTCTTCAAATACACCCATCGGAGCAGTGCCGAACACGCCCAATTCAGAATACACAGTGTGCAGCACGTTATACGTATTTGACTGCGCAAACACCTCATACATAATTTGCTGTACGCGGTGCAAGTATTGTGCAACATCGGCTTGCTCTTTCAGCCCAGGGTCAGACGTGCCCAGGCGAAACCATGGTCTAGCAGGCGAAGTGATACCCGCCATCATGCCTGACGCTAGTGTCCTGGAAGCAAGACGGCTTGCATTGTTAATTTGTTTGGTGTCGCGTCGATGGCCTTTGTTGTTATCTTCAACCAGGAAACGCCCCCGGTGAGACAGATGGTAATCACTCAGGTCTCGATACAACGGAATGAAGGAAGACCGTTCTGAGCTCAGCATCTTTAATCGTTTGTTGAACGTCTGGACAGTCGGCTTCATCTAGGCACCCAATAGGACTTTGGTAGGAGCATTTGCAGCAGTAGTCGTGCCACGGGTGGAGGTCAAGATAGTACTGTTTCCTGACTTGCCTTGACTCGCTCTGCGGCGACGCTTGTCTGTGTCACCGGCTGAAACGGGTTGTCCGTCAGGGGCTGTGGGCGCTTCAGGGAGTTGAGGTAGAACTTTTGGTTTTGATTTACTGCCGCACATATTAGGCACCTGTAGAAGTGTGGGTAAGCAATAGTTGTGCCAAGTTTACCGCTGTGCTTGCAGTTAGTCTAGTGGGTTGTAATCGTGGTGGTCCTGCGTGCGCACACCCAGTGCCGCATCATCCATGCCGCGAGCTTCCTCACGCGGTGGTACTTCATAGGCAAACGTCAGTGCTAGAGCATCACCCCAGTCGGGCGACTTCAGTCCACGCTTCTTCATGGCGTCCTTCATCTCGAGCACGAGCTGATCCTTCCGGTTGTGGCTGTACTCTCGCCCAGTCAGGTCGCTTTCAAGCTCAGGGTCATCAGGTATGGACCCGCCTTTCATCAGCCATTCACGCATACGTGCCCACATCTCAGCAGCTTTGTTCACGTTGTACTTTGGTTGGTCAGCAGTAGAACCGAAGTTCACACCGATACAGTGATATCCCAGCTGGACCATACGGTCACAGATAGGTCCACCCAGGCCTGTTTCATCGATGAACATCACATCAGGACGGTGACGCTCGTATAATGTGGTTAACAGTGACACCACGCGCATAGAGTCGCGAGACTTCTCGCCAGGGATCCTATACACCTTCTCACTCATGGCATCGCGACCGCGACGGAATTGAATCATACAGTTATCATCACCCCCGCGTGCTAGATCAACACCAGCGATGAGTGGATCATTGCCGACATACTGCCCAGCCCCTGCCTTCATTGCATTGAATACAACGTCAGCCGGTATAAACTGCATATCACTACCACGTGGGAACACACCACGCACACGCACCCTGAAGAAGTCAGAGTCTTCACCCCAGTCATCTTCCCACTGTTTGATCAGTGTCTTGTTCGTCATCTTCGCCTTGCGGCTGTCGATCTGGCGTGTATTCCACCGGTGGGATGATCGACCGAAGCACTCACGGAAGCGCCCACTGTTACGCGTCGGGTTCCCGAACACGAAGAACATAGGCTCCCCATCAGTCAGTCCGCCTTCTGCTACTTCCCAAATCTTATTGGGTACAGCTGACGCTTCGTCAAAGATGTAAAAGGGGGTGGAGGATGCACTGTGTAAGCCTGCAAATGCTTCACTGTTCTCTTCGCGACAGGTCTGAGCATCCACACGCCATGACTCAGCGTGATCACGGTGATACAGGGACATGGAGCCGCGACCGTTGTTGTACTCGAACCAGTGGCCAACAATACAGCGTGAACGCCATTTGCCTAACTCGCCCCAGGTCTTCGTTCGCAGCTGGTCAGAGGTGTTAGCCGTCACAATGCCTTTAGCGTGCGGTCGTGTGGCCATGATCCACAGTATCAACCACGCCGTTAACGCAGACTTGCCAATACCGTGGCCAGATGATGTCGCCTCTCTGATAGGCTCAACAGGTGCTACACCGTTGAACCCACGCCTGCGTACTTCCTCACCGATCTCGTTTAAGGTGTCGCGCTGCCATTCATCAGGACCATCAAAGCCTTCAAGCTCACCAACGCCCCAGTCAAAGGCCCACATGACGAACCCAAGCGGATCAGCGTAGAACTGAGCCACATCGTCAGCCAGCAGCAATTCAATGCTACCTTCACCGGCAATCATGGTTTGTTCGATACTCAAAAGAAGGTTTCTTGATCAGGATCAGCAGCAGCAGCGTTTCGCTCCCTGCCACGCTTCAGGCGCTCCAACAGTTCAGCATTGGTGTTCACTTCCACCTTCAACTCTTTCGCGACGAAGGCGTCAACCATCTTATGCTTGCCGATGTTGACCAGGGCAGCAGTAGAAGCGGGAATGTTGCCTTGCTGCCGTGATAACGCGTGATTGTCCACAAACTCATAGAGCAGCCACTCAGCATTGATTAGAGACAGGTCTGTGCGTTGTGAAAGGATATAGGCGACAGCTTGTTGAACGTGAGGCTTCTCGATCAACTGGGTGCCATAGTCAGGCGAATAGCCAGATGCCTCCGCCGCTCGACGCGGTGAGCAGTCTTTCATGTACTCACTGACAAATAGTGCTTCCTTGAAGCTCAACTGAACATCAGGAACACTACCGTCAACGAGCTGGTGAGCTGATATGCGTTTCTTCATGTGCCGCAGTTTAACCCTTTGGCACGGTCTTTGCTAGAAGAATGAAACAGGTTTCCCGGTGTACAGGTTAGCCCACCGCAGATCACGATGGTCTCCATTGCGAAACTTCACACGCCCTTCAGGGAACTCGCCTGTCATCTTCACCCATAACAGCTTGTTTAACGGGAACACCTTCCCCCTGACCTGTATACACCGCAACACATAAGACTCGTCCCAGGTGCCAGGGTAATACCTTATGGCCTCATGTCCAGCAGGCTGACCGGCAAACCGACGATTCCAACCCTTGCCAAAACGCTCATGCTTGAACTCCGACAGGAGACGTTCTCGCCACGTCACCGAGCCGGTGATAGAGTCATAATTTATTAGCTTTGCAGCTTCGATATACTTCATACTTTTCTCCTATTTTCATTAACTCTCTGAGGGAGTATCTATGGGATACCTTTGAGACTATTTTCAGCCCTCCACCGGATAAATTTGCAACGTCGCGTTTTCTCTACCCTGTGACCCTGAAAATGATATCAAAGGTATCCCACGATCGCTGTAGACCACTGATACTCTAACTCTTAACCATTATACCTTTGTGTTTCAAAGTATCCCAGAAAAAAAATAAAAGTAATAAGATCAACAAGTTAACTAGGTATACCTTTGCAATTCAAAGTATTCCAAGAGAATCAATGTATACCTAGTCAAACCCGCGCCCTGTCTACTTATTCCAAAACATGCCCTTGAACGCCCTTTCCTTATAACCAAAAACTCATGACACTCTGCTTTAAGTAACAACGCTAACCGATACCCTATAAAATCAAAGGTATGACAAAATAAATCCTTGACCCCCCCTCCATCACGTATTACAGTGTCTGACAAATCACAGGAGAACGCCATGAAATACGCTCACTACTTCAAAACAAACAAGCAGCATTCAGTCACCATCAGCGACACCCCCAGACCGGTCGGCGTCGTTATCAAGGTGGCTAGTAAAACGGAAGCACGGGCAGTCGCTAAACAACACAACGCAAAAGCATGGAACTTTTAATCATGAGACGCCTAAGCAAATCAAAACTGTTAGCCCATGATCTCACCCTGGTAGCCACTCTGCTCGGTGCTAAGTTTTACGTGCACCCGTGTCGGCTCACCCTGGTTATCGTCAAGGGACCGCGTGCAGGCATGACGGACCTTGTTGACCCACCCACCCGTGAAGAAGCAGAGTACTGGATTCAGGAGTTAGAAGCGTGAGTAAACTAAAAGCACTATCCAACAAGAACACCGTCACCCTGGTCTTCGGTGAATGGTTCGATAAGACTTACGGCAACACCTACTATGACGTCCTGGTGCTCATCGATGACCTTGAGTTCACCATTGCTTCACAGTACGGCTATAACGCAGGCGACAGGCAGAGCATCGACAACGCCCTGGCCGAGTGTGGTTATCGTGTACGAGTAAACAACGAGAACAAGTGGAGACCTTACGACCAACTCAACATCAGACATTCACAGAAGCTAAAACGGGAGCTATACAAATGAGAGTTCAACAATTTATGTCCGAGTACAACAACCCAATTCCTAACCAGTTCATGATTGGAGGCACTGAGTGGATCGATGGTCAAGAGCACCACGGTGTGACGTTCCAGTCCTACGACGCTAAGATCGCCTTCAGGGACAACGACGGCAAGGTGTGGCTCGACGAGAAGTACTGGACCTACAGCCGCACCACTAGCAAGTGGCGCAACCGGTTTCTTAATAGCACGACCAAAGATACCCTGGCGAAGATCAAGAGTGGTGAGTACACACTGGCTAACCTGAATGGAGGTGCACGATGAGCACGCACACTATCGAGAAGCTGAAAGCTGCGCAGCTGAGCCTTAAGAAGCTAGAACGTGAGGCGAGTAAGACCCTCGACCAGCTAGTCGTTGCTATTGCCATCAAGCAGATATGGCCGGAGGCATTCCAGGCTGGTAGCTGTAACCTACGCCGAGTAGGGTCCGGTGATGTTGGCCGCGAGGGTAGGCCCATTATCAAGAAGGCTTACCTCAGCCGTGCAGACGGTGAAACGCGTGATCTGACGAGCGAGGAGCTGTTACTCCTTGAGCCTGACACACTAATCAGTAGGAACTATGGGGTGAAGAGATGAGCACTACTTATGGTATACGTTCGAACGGAGGATACTATGACATGTCCAAAACTGAGCGCGGTGCTAAGAGCTACGCAAAGCGCCACGGCTTTGACGAGGTGTATGCACGACCTAACAATGGGTATGACCTGGACCTAGTAGCGGTTCGCATCAATGGCGAGTGGTGCCCACCAGAACACGTGTGGTACATCTACATTACCGATCTGTTTGGGGGTGAGCTGAACTACACCTACAAGCGCCGATTCGTTGTACGTGCAGCTACCGAGCGTGGTGCCGTGTGCAAGGTGTCCAAGTACACCGGACTTCGTTTCAGAAATGAGTACGATGAGGTGTATCACTCCCGTAAGAAGCTGGTCGGGTTGGTGATTGAGTCTGCCGGGTATGATGGTATATTGCACGACGAGTACTTTAACGCAGAGATCACATAGTGTTTATCAGGTGATCTTCTCACGAGGGTCACCGAGTAAACTCACAGGAGAAAGACCATGTTAAAACGAGAACTAGAAGCACGAGTAAAACTGCTAGAGGAGTCCATCGCTGTACGTCGCCTGGACTTCGACGAAGTTGAAGACCAACGCAACGATGCACTTGATAAGGTCGAAGCCTTAGAGGAGCAAATTGAAGTACAGCGCATTAATAACCGGGGGTTGCTCGAAGACATCGACCAGCTTCAGGCATTGAAGGGCACGTTCAAGGATGCCACGTTAGAGATCAACCGGATCCGTCGCGACACTAACGACGCTCGCATCATGATCTATACGATCAGAGAGACCTTCCAGGACAACAACGCGGTGTATAACGCGATGGTATGCCTGCAACAGTGTCTGAGTGGTGACCTCAGTGAGTGATCCCATCGAGAACTTGCTGAAAGCCACGGCTGAGAACAGCATCATTGTCACCACCAAAGAAACGGACATGCCAACCGATGAGCGCTCGATCGCCTTCATGATAGCTATCCGGGCTTTGATCCTCGTCGCCGACACACACAATAACGAGACCTCGTTCAAGTTTCAGGACTCAGACCAGGGACCAATGATTTCCGTTGACGGGCCAATGGCCGATTCGCTGCGCATCCTAACGGGTTTGTACGTTGCCACCCTGGTGGATGTGGCGAAGATGATGGATGTTAAAACAGGCCTGAGCCATAATAACTACGAAGCCGGCTTGGACACGCTGAAGTGTCTCCTTGAGCCGGTGGCCATTAACGCCAGCATGTCACGTGAAGACATCAAGTACTTGGTGACTATCTATTTGGAAGCACTCGAGGAGACGCTAGTATGATCTCGCTGAACAGAGGGAAGTACGACGAGCGCGAGGAGCTCAAGCGTAAGACAGATGAGTTCCTGGCCAACGGTGGCGAGATCCAGGTGTTGGGGATCACTGAGTCCAAACAGTACTCGGGGGTGAATGAAACTGTCCAGTCCGCAGCACTCGGTAAGGCTCGTGAGAAGCGCGGCCCAGGCATCACCATCACACCAGGGAGTCGTAACCGTGGATAGTCTCGAGGTAATGCACAAGGCCGGTAGGGTGTCGGCAACAGCTCACACACCTGAGCAGATCGCCATCGCTGATCAATACCGCCATTTGGCTGTTAAGTGGTGCGCGAAGAGAACGCGGTATGATTTAGAGGCACTGCGTCAAGTCGGGATTGTATACGATCAGGGACGGAAAGGCCTATCCCTAGACAGGAGTAAACTTTGACCGATGTTTTACTCGGCTTCACCGCTTGGGGGTTCGTCTTCCTCGCGGTGTGGCTTGGTACACAATGAGTCCTTCCGCATCCATGCGACCACCTCGTCATAGTAGATTACCGCTATAACAAAGATCCAGAACCCGAACACTTCCATCACACCACCCTCATTGTCGGCTGACCATCAACCACTTTCTTCTGTTGAAGGTAGGCATCATACCGCTCACGTGCTGTCATTGTCTTATAGTACTCCGCATTCCTGAACGCCCATAACGTCACCTTCTCATAACCAGTGTGCGCCGCCAGTTTGGAGCAGAAGGTGATAGCGGATAGAACATGCCCTAGTCGGGATGGTGTCATCGCTCGCAGGTCGGTGTATTCATACTCGGAATCCTGTAGGACGCAGCTTTTCATCGCCAGGATCACATCGTTCACCGTCAGTAGATCAGACGCAAACATACCCTGCTTACGCTTAACAAACGACTCAACGCATAGCTGTATTGGTGTCTTAGATGCCTCACTGATGTCACGCAGGAAGTCAGTTACCGGTGGTGCTGTTGACGGGTTAAAGCGACTGACGTCTACGCAGTTGCGCAGGTACCAGATGCACGCGTCATCACCCCCATTGTCCATCCAGGTCCAATGATCAGCCCAGTACGCTTTCCATTCGGGCGTCATGTTGTCTTGCCCATCTCGCACGTTCAAGTCAGACCACACGCAGAAGAACCGGCGAGTGGGACCGTTCAGTCGCAAAGGGAGCTGGCTGTTAGTGGTCATGGTGCCGTTGACGATGTTGCGTACCTGGATCCGTTTGATCCCTTTCTGATTGATTGATAGTTTCTTTGGTGGTGCTGTTGCGATGGGTTTCAGCTTGTTACTGACCTCAAGCGCCTCTTTACGATCGCCCAGCTCAGCCTCGTTGATGTGCAGGTACTTGGTCCGCAATAGGTATTCTTGGAAGTCACTCAGCAGCTCGTCACCGCTGATCGTTGTAGCATTCTCACCGAGCGCCTTCATCAGTGGCGCAAGTAAAAAATCTTTGCCTGCCCCTTCGGGCGATCCGAGTAGCATCATGTGATTGATTTTGTTTTCAGGGTGTTGAACGGTGTAGGCCATCCACTCGAGCATGTGCTGCCGGTGCTCACTCCACCCCATCAGGGTCCAGTGGTTAAGCCATCTTTCTACATCACCAGCCGTACCACTCACCTCGCTGACCTCAGACCACGCGTTACCGTACACAATACCCTTCTCCTCGAAGATGCGTGGCTTCTTAGGCGCATAGTCCAGCTTATCCACCTTCTGCACTCTACCCATCTGTAAGGCGCTCTTGCGAGCTTCCTCGTCTTCATGGGCGAAGCTGTTTTGAAAGCCCTCGGGTGTATAGAAAATACCCGTGTTGTGGTCGTACAGCTGATTTTGTTCTTTGATAAAGATGACGTCGTTGAAGAACTCGTTGATCGCATCGTCACCGCTGTACCATTCAGCACGTAGCCCAGTCAGGATCGTCTTCGTGTCCTGCTTGCTCCACCCCATTAGCTGTCGCAGTTCTTCGTGATTGCTCTGTCGCTCCATCACCCCCATGTCTTCCATTACACGAAGGGCCACTGCTGCGATGTCACGCGCTTCTGAGCTCGCGGGATTGATCCGCTTTAACTCATCCATCGCCTCCTTTAACGGGTCACCGATCGTCTCAACGACGCTGGTGGGTGCGGCATCCATGAAGCTGACGGGCGCAGGTGCAGGAGCTGCGGCCGGAAGGTCTTCGAACATTTTACTGTTCTTCCAGGTCGTCAGCGTTTTTTTGAAGTCTGGGTCTTGCTCATCAACCCAATGTAAAAGGTCTCTAGCGGTACGCTCTTGACATGCCCCGTGGTGACACTTAAAACCAATAGACCGGTCTTCATTGGTGAAGATCGCTGCGCCAGAATCGTCTCCACCGGTGTGCTCTGCAACCCACGGGCAGATAATATCGAATCGACCATTACTTCGCTCCTCTTTGATATGGATCAAGTCGGGGATATTAATTAGGGGGTGATCAGGTATGGCCGCAGCACCATCGACTCGAGCCTCACGACGTGGTGCATCAAGGTTAACCTGGAAGGGCGCAGCTAGTTGTTCCAGTGTGACGGTGTTGAAGGGGTTCCACAACAACATGGCGCACTTGAACGGCTGACCATTCACAAGTTTAGACGCTTTGTTGTTGTACCCTTCAGGTAATCGGACGTACCGCGTTACCCCTTTCATGCCGGGATCTTTGCCAGCGGGAGCCAAACCATTAGCCACCAGACCATCAAGCAAGTTTTCCACTCGGCCTCGGTCGGTGCAGGGTGTATCGAGAATGTACCCCCACTGCTCTGACCCTGGTGACGTCTCGAGGATCCACGACGGTGATGGCAGCTTTTCAACTTCCACCATGTCTAGCTTTTCCTTCACGTCATCGAGCACAATCACCCGAGTATGACGAAAGAGAACCTTACGACGGCGAGCAATCCCCTGGGCATCACCGTAGAAATGGCTGATCGTGAAGTACTGGTTGCTCACCGGTTTGAATTGACAGCGACTAAAGTAGTCACCCTTCCAGGCAGCTAAGTGGAGCCCTTTCGGGATGTTGCTCGGGTCTTCTGTAAAATCTGTGACGTGAGTAAATGGTGTGTCGTCGGCGAATATCGCCCTCAAAAAGTTCTCATTAGAGACTGTTGGCATGATTATTGCTCTTTCTTTTGCGTTTCGTTACACTATGCCAGTCAGTAGCTCTGTTGCTGGCTTTCTCCTAGCGTGAGTACAGCCGTCACCTTTCGGGGTGGCGGTCTCTCAGTCTATCATATTTGGTTTTTGTTCCAACGTTGACCTCCATTCCTCACACGGTTGCGGATCGTCTTGTGGATAGTGCATCTCAAGCAAGCTGCCATTCTTATCGTCCCATTCCTCCAGCACGTTATTGCAACGGGGTTCATCCTGGTACCAGTACCACAACCCATCAGGGTCACACGCGAGCCAGTTGGCCCACTCAGGAGCGTCTTCCCACTCCGGTTTAGTGTTGTCATCTAGGAATTCAGTCACTGCTTCTTCTCCTATGGGAGTACACATTATAGTCATCACCGTACCGCTTTAAAGCATCTATTGCAGTAAGGTCAGGGACCACGGTGCTGCTATGTTTACCGGTGGTCGAGTGAACGAGCACCCGGACACCGCAAAAATAAACTAGTTTCTTTGGCAGCTTTCTAACAAGCCAGTGCCAAAATTCTTCTTTAATCACTACATATCTTCTCATTTGTCAATCCCTTCAGTGGTAAAGTTAGCCGAATTCGGTTAAGTATTAGCTGAATCAGCTAAGTTCGGTTAAGTACTTTTCAAATAAAGAGTAAGTACTAAAGTTAAAAGATCGTTTACCGCAGCTTCCAGCGAATGATCCGTGCATGAGAGGGCACCGCTTGACACCTGATAACCCTCCCTGACTTTACTTATTCCAACAGAAGGGGTCACGTTAGCTCTCAAATCACAAAGCATTATCATTTGTGCTTGTAGGCTTCTGGGATTTTGTGGCTTTGCTTTCTTCATCATTCGTTACCTGCTCTAATAATTCACCAAGGGGGAACACCAGCTCATTGGCGATGTACACAGCCTGATCAAGGCTACCCGTCGCATTGCCGACGATCTTCATCAGCTCGTCATCGATGAGGACTTCGAGCGTGTGACCATCTATCTCAACCTGCACTATCATCATTCTTTACCTCTGGGTTAATACTTCTCACTACCCTTTATATAGTAGTAATTCTTCTTGCTTACCTTCTTACAACAGGGGCAGCTTACTCTGCCTGATATATAATAAGCCGACCACTGGTGGTCACAACAAAGTTGCTTAACCCACACCCATAAGACTTTCATCATTCGTTACCTCTGGGTTAAAAGCCTATCTAAACCAGCCCGTGAAAGGGAAAAGTCGCCCTCTGAACTCGTAGGAAAACAGCCCTAAATGGTCTATGGATTTGTAGCCACTTTTATCTACATGATAAGACTGCAACCATATAACAGCTCTTGAGCGATGTATTGGTCGCCAAGTCGTAACAATCATCGGTCTCCATGCGTACTTACTCATCACTCGTTACCCCTGGGTTGTGGTTTGCATTCACGCCACCAGTCTGCTCATCTGGTGAGCATTTGTTTATTTTGATTAGCTCTTGGCATTTCTCAGCATAACCGCTTGCTTGATCAAAGTGCATATCACATTTAAGGCAATCATGCTCATCGTGCATTCTGCATTTCATTTCTCATCTTCCGGATTAAGCCCTTGGCAGCAGTCAACGTAACTGCAAGTGTAGTTATTTTGGTCAAGCGGTGCGTAGGCACCACACTGGCTACAGGTGGCGGGGAATTGACTTGCCTGCTGTATTCCAAGAATACTGGCGTCGATTATTCTTTCAAGTCGAAAGACTCTGGTTTCAATAGAAGCTAGGTATTGTTTTGTCTGGTTATCCATCATTCGTTACCTCTGGTTATACTTTTGGAAGTGGTATCCACCCATCTAATTTGTTTTCCCTTCTTACTGGAATTTCAAAGCTCTTACCATCGTCAAGCATCCAGCCATTAGCTTCTTCATCCCAACATACAAC